GCGACAAGAGGTTGGCAATCGTGGATGCTTTTTGATCCATGATGTTGCGCTGCATCTCTGCGCGCTGAACACCTTCACGCTCACCGCCAAACGCACCAGACCTTACCGCCTGCGCTGCCAAGCCTTGACCAGCAATCGCACCTTGGCGATCCATCTGCTTCATCGTTTCTTCGATGACCTGCTGACGGTACGGGTCCATAAATCCTTGGGCACTTCTTGGGTCATAGCCCTGTGCTGAACCAGCAAGAGTGCCAATGCCTGCCATCAAAGCGCCTTGGGCCATGCCAAAACCAGGCTGGCGGGCCGCTTGTGCAGCCATGCCAACAGCTTGTTGACCTTGGCCAAGGCCTTGGCTAATTAAGCCTTGAGAGCCGGAGAAATCTGCACCGCCCGAGCCAAGGGCCATTTGCTGGGCTTGAGTTAGGCCGCCAATGCCTTGAGCAATTGCAGACGTTGCAGGACGCAGGTCCGCTTGGCTGGACATTGCAGCCATGTTCTGGCCCGTGGCCAGCGCTCCGAGGCCCGTGTTCAGGTCTTGACGCGCCGCGCCAAACTGACCCGTGGTGTCTGATGCTGCTGCGCGCTGCGCGGCCAGGTCAAGATAACCCAGGCCTTGATTGATTTGACCAATGCCTGAGGTGATATTGCCCGTGGCCCCACCTGCTTGGCCCATGGCTGTTTGAGCATCTGTAAACTGCCTGCGGGTATCGGCACCGCGCAAGATGTCAGCAGCTTCACCAGTGGTGCTGTACGCACCGCCCAGTGCCTGGTTGGCAGCGGTCATGTAAGGCGTGAACGCCCCAATACCCTGTCTTTCAGCGGCAGTAATAGCTGCTTGCTGGGCAGGAGAAAACCCTGCTACCTGATAGCCCGGAAGCTGCTGGGCAAGCGTTTGGCCCCCACCCTGGTTAAAGGCAAGTTTCTGGGATTCTTCCAGTAGCTTGAGTTTATACGCTTCAATTGCCGGGGCTTCCCGGACTATCTGTTGGGTGACTGTTTCTTCTGCCATTTATTTCCCCTTAACGGCTCCGCCTTCGAGCTTCTTCATTAACTTGTACATGCGGGCCGCACCCTTGCGACGACTGCCACCTCCGGCATTGCGCACAGCTCTGGCCGTAAACACAAATTCACCGTCCGACAGCATTGCGGGGATGTCATCCGAAGTTCCTGTGCCGGGGCCGTTAATCGGGCCCGTCTTGCGTGGGAACTGCGTCATTGTGGCGTCACCGCCCTTGGCCATGCGACGCGGTTGGCCGTCAGGGCCGTAGATGAGGGGCACGCCATATAGACCTGCCACGTTGTACGGCTGCGCCACGCCACCAGGACTTTGAGTGATGCCCATGGGGATGACATTGCCAGCTTGGCCAATTGGGATCGTGCCATACGACGGTGTCGGAACAATTGGATTGTCCGGTGTCGTAGGCTTGGTATAACTGCTGAGACCTCCCTTAAACTTGTCAGGGTTATCCCGCATGTAGTCTTCACCGGTGTAGTTGCGGTTAAACGCAGGATTCTGGTTAACAGGTTCTGACTTCATGCCACCAGTGGCTGCTATGGCGGCAGTGCCTGCCAGTGCCAAGGGGCCGTACTTTTGAATAATGCCAGCGTCTGCGGGTAAGCCTGCACGGCTTGGCGAGAGGTTGGTGTTGTAGATGTCCGTGGCCACGTTGATAGGCTCTTGGATAAACTGACGTGCAGTGTCCATCGGACCCGTCATGCCCAACATGCTGCGTTCAATTTGAATATTGGTTGGTGACGTTCCAACGCTGGTTGGCGACATTGTTCTAGGATCAATGCCAATGTCTTTGTAGAACTGTGCTTGATAGTCGGCCGGCATGCTACCGCCAGGAGCACCCTGGGAAGTTGCAGCCAACAAGTCTTTAGCTGTGCCGGCAGCCTCAATAGCAGTAATATCAGGCTTTCCACCAACAATAACATTGCTACCCGGTTCACCGGGCCGTGGGGAGGCAGGTGCGCCGCTCATGTCACTGCGAAACTGAGCGTCCTTTACTGCCTGATCAGCGCGCATGTTGCTTAATCCCTGCATCGCAGCGGCTGAACCACCGGAAATCAAGCCCATCTTCAATGCGTCTTGAGTGCTCATGCCACCTAACTTGCCGATACCTGCACCAATCAAGCCTGTTGACAGACCTGTGTTCAATGCGCTGCCAGCTGCGCCAGGTAAGTAACCGCCAACCGCAGACAAGGGGTTTGTGCCCATGATCGTGCCGCCGCCACCGATGTAGCCCATCGCTCCAGAGATCAAGGCTTCCTTGATTGATCCACCGCCCGCAAGAGTGACAGCGCCAGAGGCCAGTGCCGCCGTTCCTGCTGACCCAAGGGTCATGCCAATGGCCGTTGGCCCGAGGACCGTGGCCAACGCAACGGTTGCCAAGATGCGGCCAACTGGGCTTTTTAATACTTTCTTAACGGCGTTGCCAATACCCTTAAAGAGTTTTTTCAAGAAGAACTCAGGCAAGCCGGTAACGGGGTTGATCGTGCCCGAGCCGCCACGGCGCTTGAGCAAGGAGGCTTCCTCCGGGGTGATGTGCGCAAGCATGCTGTCACCATTGCGGCCTTGCGCGGCTAAGTAGGAGGCTACATCAGCCAACCCACCTTCGGCCATGCCAATTGGGGGTAGGCCCTCAACCGTGGGAGACATCTGCATGGGCTCCATAGCCCCCTGTCCTTGCATCAGCTGCATTTCATTGAGGACCGCGAGCACCGCGCCGAGGAACTCGGGGTCGTACTCTTCTGGCAGGTCCTCAGGGTCAACGTAGTCGTTGTCAATTAGCTGCTGGCGGCCCGCTTTGTATCCGGCAGGGTCTTGCGACAGCTCTTCAAAAGTGACAATGAATGTTTGCAGCTCTTGAGGGGACAACTGTTCGTCAACCAAACTCTCGCGAATGGCAGCTTTTATAGCTTCTTGAGCGCCTGGGTCAGTCATCCCCAGCGCGGTCTGCGCGGCGTCATACGAGTCAGCGCTCGTGACGGACGGTTGTTCTTGTTGGGCTTGTTCGCCCTGCATGCCCATGCCTTGAGGCAAGGCCATGATTCCTTCAGTTGCCATGATAGTCCTTTCCAGTTTTTGCCAAAGGCCTCACGGGCCGCGCGCCGGGAAAGGACGCGTTAATGGCTGTAATTATCCAACAAAAGATCAAGTTTTGTCCACTCATTACGACCTGTCTATCTCTAAATAGGACAAGTAAAAGTCAACTGTCGCCAGAGAACTGGTGACTTTAATCACGTCCGCTGCCTCCAGCACACAGGGCACACCGCTTAAAACATCCAAAGTCTGGTTCGTGGGCAGTGCATAGCTCTTCAGCAAACAAAATGCAGTAGCCCCGCCAGCCGGATAGACGTTGACCGTCAAAGCGGTGGTTGAAGCGTTCCTGTTTGTCACTCGTAAAGAGGACAAAACACCCGTATTTGCAGCAGGCGCGGTGTAAATCGTGGTCTCCGTTGCAGCTGCCGGAGTGAGGTATTTGCGCAGGTACTTGTTTGCCATGATCAGTTCGCCGATACAAAGTTGATGGTGAGAATCACCGACGGAATGGCAGGGCGCGTGGGACTTGTACCTGCAGCGTAGTGCTCCAAATAGACGCCAAGGTTGTCTGACCACCATGCAATCTGCAGGTAGTCGTTTGTGGGGTCGTTCACAGTAAAAATACCTGTGACGGCTGGAACTATGTGCGACCAAATACTGCCACTTTTACGAGCAGGCACGTCAAAGCGGGTATTGGACAGCGGGTAGTTCACTCCGGTAGCCTTGGCCCACACCTCAAATTCCGAGACACTGTTGCTGCGGTTGCTCACCTGCAGAGTAAACGTCACCAGGTACTGGCCAGCACAAGGGACCTTGATCCGTGAGCCGCTTTCCACGGTGATACCGTTGGAGAACGCAGGAGCAAATGTAAGTAGGTTTTCCGCTGTGATGCTGGCGTTTGTTTGATCCTGGTCCGAGATCATCATTGCCTGGGGCAAGATGATGCCGTTGCTGTTTTGGAACCCACGGATACCCCCAGCAAACCCGCCTCCCGCTCCGCTGCCCATGGCCATCCACGTTGCAGCGCCAGCAGTGTTTTCGCTGGTAACAGGTGTGTAAGTGTTGTTAAGCTGAAAAACAATCTGCTCAAGCGAACGCACCAGCTGGTTGAACTGCTGTGGGTCGTAGCCGCCAGTACTTGCGTTGGGCAGGCGGACGTTGTTGATCTTGCTCATCGCAGGCCATCCCCTTGAACGTCAACGCGCATCGTGCCAAAGCGCCAGAAGCTGCCCAGCTCGTCACTCTCAATACGCAATTGAATTTGACGGCCTCGCGCGCGTGTGCTGACAAACTGCGTGGTCGGCGTGATCACATAAGGGTCCAAGGAACTTGGTACTGCAGTGGCCTGTGGGTAAGGGCGCAAGCGAAGAGCCACAGTAATGTTTCCTTCTTGGCGCTTAAAGTCAGGAATGAACTTCTGCATCAGCAGCATCTGATCCCCGTCACCAATATCAAAGTAACCAGAATATATGTAGGCGTCAATTGCCGCACCGTTGCCGTCTACACCATCCTCTTGGCTGTACAAGTGACTGCGTCCTGGTGTCAGGCCATAAATTGTGGTAAGGGTGGCCTCATTGTCCAGCGGGTCGTATTCTGCCGCCAAAGGCTTTTCAAACGTGCCAATGTCGGTCCAGGCCGTGCGGGCCATAGTACCTACTGACCAGACGTTTTCCATGTAGTTGTAAGTCACAAAGCGATTTACATAGTTGCTGCTCAGTGTCGGATAGAACCACGTCACCTCGTTGAACTGAGTGTTGATGCCCACGTTCACAGCAGTGGCCTGTGCAATGTTCAGGTCTTCAAAAACGTAATCCTGCACAGTGCAGGGAATCTTTTTGACCGTACCGTCAAACACAAAGAACGCGTCCTTACTCATCCAGTACGCTACGCCGTTAACGTCAGCAGATGCGTGGGGGCCAATGATGCCGCAGTTAGCGCCTAGCTGCTGAAAACCAAAGGTGTAGGGCGGACCAAGGAACTGTTGGCCATGAATGGATGTGTCTGTCCAAATCAGAATCTGACCGCGTGAGCGCAGCGCCGAGAGAATTTCGTTACCGTCCGTGAGCCGTTGTCCGCCGGCCGTGTTGGTTGCAGTGGCCACAAAGTCGTTGATGTCTTCTTGCGAAGAAAAGCGCACAAACATCGGGTCCTGGCTTGTGGGATCACCCAAAGTGGACTCCGTGCCAAAGCACACCAGGTGCCTATCGGGAGTAGATACCAGCGCATACTTGGATTTAGTGGGCGCGCCGGAGACGGCCGTGGCCCGTGTTCCGATGCCCGAGCTTGGATTCCACTCGTAAATGCCGCCATCAACCTGTTGCAAGATGAGAAGCTGGCCAAAGTTGTCAAACTGCCAAACCCTTGCGAGCAAGGACAAACCTGTAGACGCCGGCCGTGGCGTTCCCCATGTGCTCAAGCCCCAAGTGCCTGTGCCCCAGCCAAAGTCAACAAAGCTGATGTCGCCGCCGACGTTGATCTGATAGGCCCCTGTGGCCGCGCCGGCTGCTACCGCCGTAGAAGTGGCCTGGGTCGGAGAGACAATGGTGTACGTGCCAGTGGTCAACACCTCCTGAATCTCAAACTCGTTTGTCAGGTCAGCGTTGGGTATGCCTCCAGGATTGCCTGAGACAGCGCTGTAAGTAACAAAGTCGCCTTCAACTGCCCCGTGAGCCACGTCGTTGACAACTACCCGGGTGCTGCCGTTGGCGGTGGTAAAGGTACATGCCCCAGTGGCCCGAATTGGGGTGATGTCGCCCCACGCACCGCCGTAGAAACCGTAGACCTTGCGATTTGTTCCGAGGGCCGCGTAGGGTGTTCCATCCAACGCGTTCCAAGCAAATATCTCGCTGGCCGAGCCAACAAAGTTAACCAAGGTGTTGCCAAACTCTGTCCACCCACCCAGTTTCTCAGGCAGGCCATAGCGAAAACGCACATAGTCACCGTCCACCCAGCCGCCTTCAGCGCCGTATTCGGTATTCTGTTTGTCAATGCCGGGTTTTAAGAAGAGTCTGAGGAGTGCCATTACCTGAATCCCGCTGTTTTCTTTGCAATTTTTTTAGGTTGCGCTACGAATTGTTTTCCGGCTTTTTTGCCAGCGC